AAGATAACACAGACGCTTTAGCTAATGCAATTAAATATTTAACAAAGGAGTAGTAGATGGCGCACTTTGCGGCTTTAAACGAAGAAAACATAGTAACACAAGTAATTGTAGTTGCTAACCAAGACACAGCCGATCAAGACGGTGTAGAGAACGAAGCTATAGGCATTGAGTTCTGCACATCCTTACTTGGTGGTAAATGGGTTCAAACATCTTACAATGGTAACATCCGTAAGAATTACGCAGGTATTGGATATAAGTATGATGCAACACTAGATGCATTTATACCGCCTCAACCTTACGCTTCATGGTTATTAGATGAAGATAAAGCACAATGGAAAGCACCTGTGGATATGCCTACAGATGATAAAAGATACGTTTGGAATGAAGAAACATTAGCTTGGGATGTAATTGATGAACAACTATAAATGGAAACTTTTAGAAGTAACCGCTGAGAATGAATTGGTAACTCACGCTTATTATCATGTAACTGCAACTGACGGTGAAAACTCTGTAGAAACAGAAGGCAACCATTACTTTAAAGGTAAAGAGGCTGTTATTCCTTATGCAGAGATCAGAGAACAAACAATTTTAAATTGGATTAATGAGGAAACAACCGTAGGTGAGGTTTCTAGTATAAAATCTTGTTTAGATAAGCAATTATTAGAGCTAAAAAAAGACAAAACAGTTGGCTTTCCTTGGCTCTCTAACACATTCACACCTAATATCTAGGATTTATTATGCCAAAGCCAATAGACATTATATCAAGAGCCATGAAGGACATCGGTGCATTAGCATCAGGTGAAACTCCAACGGCAGACGAAGCCCAAGACGCTTTTGATATGTTAAACGACCTTATTGACCAATGGTCAAATGAGGACATGATTGTCTTTAACACAACTGAGATTATATGGCCTATTGTTGCAGGACAAGTTCAATACACTATTGGGCCTAGTCATACATCATCTAATTTTATTGGCGCAAGTTTTACAGGATCAATTACAGGTAATGTTTTAACAGTCACTAATATATTGTCAGGCGCAGTTTCTCAAGGACAAACTTTAAGTGGCACAGGTATTACTGCTGGCACTAAAATTTTAGAAAACATAACAGGCGCAGGAGGCAATGTAAACTACGCAGGCACATACCTACTTAATGTTACTTATGCAAGCCCTGTTGCATCTACCACTATTCAAGCTTACTATCAAAAGCCTCTTGGCATTGATTCTGCTTATGTTCGTATTAATACAACTTCTAACGGCCAACCAATTATAAATGGCGGTTTAGATTACCCAATAGCTATTTTAGCTTTAGATGACTACAACATGATTGGATTAAAGACCTTAAATGGCCCTTGGCCTAAAGCTTTATACTTCAATCCTAATTCTGATAATGGTAACGTCTTTGTATGGCCTAATCCTGCACAGGGTGAAATCCACATGTTTGCTCAAACCTTGTTTAGAAACTACGCCTCTATAAATGACGATATAAACCTGCCACAAGGCTACACAATGGCGTTACGTTGGTGTTTAGCTGAGAGATTGATGCCTATGTATGGAAAAGCCTCTCAAACGCAAATAGCGATGATTGTAGCGTTTGCTGCACAAGGCAAAGCTACGCTAAAACGCACTAACATGAAACCTATGCAATCTGCAAGATTTAACGATGCACTATTATCTAGCCGTCAAAAAGACGCTGGTTGGATACTAACAGGCGGATTCTTTAGATAATGGCTGATTTTGGCTTTGTAGGCCCAAGTTATGAAGCACCTTCCATTTATCAAGATGGCCAAGAGTGCATTAACTTTCGCCCTGAAATTGATCCATTAAAAGGCGAAGGCCAAAGAGGTGTTGTAGCTTTATACCCAACGCCTGGCCTTACAGCATCGATTGTATTTCAAAACAAACAAGAAGTTCGTGGTATGCGAACTGTATCAGGTGGCGAATACATGGTGGCAGTTGTTGGCCCTTCTGTATATATTTTAACTAATGAATTTACACCTACATTAATAGGTCAATTAAACACTTCAACAGGTCGAGTAGGCATTAGTGATAACGGATTAAACGTTTATATTGTTGACGGATCTTATCGTTACACATGGCGCATTTCTACTCCTTCAAGCGCTTTATTTACAGGTTCTATTTCAGGCACAACATTAACAGTTACCGCAGTTACATCAGGCACAATAGGGATTAATCAAGCTTTATTTGGTTTGGGCGTTACTAATGCAACTGTTATTACAGCTTTAGGCACAGGAACAGGTGGTGTTGGAACATACACCGTTAATCAAAGCCAAACAGTAGCTTCAGGATTAATGAATACTGCTGCTGTAGCGTCAGTATTAACTGCTTCAATGTCAGGCACTACAATGACAGTAACAGCTAGCTCAGGCACATTGTTTCCAGGCCAAACTATTCAAGGTTCAACTGTTTCAGCTAACACCATAATTACTGCATTAGGTAATGCTTCAGTATTAAGCCAAACAATTGCCGCAGGTGGCACAGGATATGCAGTCAATGATACTGTAACTGTATTAGGCGGTGTTTACGGAACAACACCTGCAACTTATACGGTTTCAACTGTAGCAAGCGGAGTAGTAACAGGACTAACTTTAACTAATGCTGGTTCTTACACTTCACAACCTTCTAACGATGTATCCACTTCATCAAGTGGTGCAGGCACAGGTTTAAAACTTACATTAACGTTTGGCACAGGATCAGGTTCAACAGGAACATATCCTATAAGCGCATCTCAAACTGTAACGTCTAGAACAATGTATGCGTTAAATTTTACTGTTTTACCCACTACTGACGGTGCGTTTGAAGGTGGCAATACGGTTGACATTGTAGATAACTATTTTGTTTATAATAGACCTAACTCACAACAATGGGCTGCCACAAATCCTTTAAGCCCAATTACACCAGCTTTAAGCTTTTCATCTAAAGACGGATCGCCTGACGATTTAGTATCTATAATTGTAGATCATAGAGAAGTATATTGTCTTGGTGAAAATTCATCTGAAGTATGGGTTGACGTTGGAACGTTTCCTTTTCCTTTTCAAAGAATTCCAGGCACATCAACACAGCATGGTATTGCAGCTAAATTCTCTATGTCTAGACTAGGCAATTCGTTTGCTTATGTATCTAGAAACAATCGTGGTGAAGCACAAATTATGATGATGAATGGATACGTTCCCACTCGCATCTCAACTCATGCTGTTGAACAAACATTATTAAATAAAAATATAGATAACGCTATTGCTTGGACTTACCAACAAGAAGGCCATGAATGTTATGTGGTTACATTTCCTAATTTAGACTTAACTTGGGTATATGACGTATCAACAGGAATGTGGCATAAATGGTTATGGATAGACAATACTAATACTTACCATAGACATCGTGGCAATTGCTCTGCTTTATTTCAAGGTAAAGTTTATGTAGGTGATTATGAAAACGGTATTATTTATTTGCTTGATCCTAGTAATTTTACTGACAATGGTCAAGAAATTCGCAGATTACGCAGAGCGCCTCATTTAGTAACAGACTTACAACGTCAGTATTTAGATGAATTACAAATTCAATTTCAACCAGGCGTAGGCAATCAAGTTGACCCAGGTCAAACACCTCAAGCTATGCTTCGTTGGTCTAATGACGGTGGCTCTACATGGTCAAACGAACATTGGACTTCTATTGGCGCAGTCGGTCTATATAAAAATCGTGCTATTTGGCGTAGATTAGGTTGGTCTAGAGATAGAGTTTTTGAAGTTGTAGTTACAGACCCTATAAATGCAGTTATAATATCGTCTAATCTTAAAGCTTCGGTAGGGGAAAACTAATGTCCACAGGAAATGGTATTTATGGATCAAGTCAAACTAATCCATACCCACAAACAGAATTTTTAGATGCTTCATCAAAAAGACCAACTCGTGCTTGGCAACAATTCTTTATTAACTTGCTTAATTTCAGTAGTTCACAATCAGCAACTACAGGAACAGCAACGTTACCTGCTAAACCAGCAGGATTTATAAACATGACGGTAAACGGTCAACCTGTAAAAGTTCCTTATTATAATCAATGAACGAGATTGATGTAGTAGATAACTTTTCAAATATTCAATCTATTGAAAATGTTACGATAGAAAAGATTGAAAAGCTTGAAAATGTATTATTAGGAATGGAACAGTCAGACATTATAACTGACCATACATTTCTAGACCAAGTTTATGAGCGTAAAATTACTGTGCCTAAATGGACTATTTTAACAGGTGCGCCACATAAAACAGATTATAAGGTTAGGCTTGAAAAAGGAACTATTGCTGTAAATATAGGCAATAAGATTGAAACTTTAAAAGCACCTATGGAGTTTAATGCAAAAGCTGGCGAAAAAAGAGTTGGCAGAGTTTTTGATGAAGAAGTTGTTTGGGTTGACATTTACGATAATTTAGACAACTGTAAAAATTTAGAAGAATTAGAAGATAGATTGTATGTTGTGCCTGAATGTGGTTTGGGCGAAAATAGAGTTAAACAATTAAGTAAAGTTGAAACGTTTATATTAGAAAAGGAATTATCATGGCAGGTTGGATAGCCGCAGCGGTAGTTGGATCAGCAGCAATTGGCGCTTATGGTGCAAGTAGTGCCGCAGATAAACAAGCAGACGCAGCAAGAGCAGGGCAAGATCAACAACTTGCAATGTTTAATACTCAAAATGCTCAAAACGCACCATTTAGAGGAGCTGGGTATAGCGCACTTAACACAATTGGTTCTTTCTTGCCTGGTGAATATCAACAATATGACGCTCAAGGTAATCCAATAGGAACAGGATTAGGATCAGGATATTTTACAAGAGAGTTTACTAATCAAGACTTAAACGCTAATTTAGCACCTAATTACGCATTTCAATTAGAACAAGGTCAAGGAGGCGTAAGAAATCTTGCTAATTCAGCAGGCGGTCTTATTGGCGGAAATGCTATAAAAGGAATTCAAGATTACACTCAAAACTTTGCAGGAAATGCTTACCAACAAGCTTTTGGTAATTTTCAAGGTCAACGTTCTAACATTTATAATACTTTAGCTGGTATTGCAGGATTTGGTCAAACTGCAAATCAAACAACAGCTAATTTATCAGGAAATACTGCTAACGCTATGAGTTCACTTGGTGTAGGTGCTGCCAATGCAGGAGCGGCAGGAACAATTGGAACAGTAAACGCAATAGGTGGTGGATTAAATACATTAGGCAATATGGCTTACATGAATAAATTATTAGGTCAAGGTGGAACTATTCCAGGCTACACAGGTGGCTCGTCATCGGGTGGTGGTGTTGGAATGTTTTTAGGATAAGGATAAATTATGGCAGATTTTAGCGTATCAGATGTAGCGTCAAAAGTTAAAGGCCCTGAAGGCATGTCATTAGCTGACATGATGAATATGTCTATTAACGCTCAAAAATTTAGACAAGCAGAAAAAATTAATCCTTTATTAGCAAGACAACAAGAAGCGCTTACTACTGAAGCTGAAGCAACTTTACAACCTAGAATTACGCAAAAAAAGGCAGAATCCGAATCTGCTGTTTATGGTGCTAATACTGCAAAACTTAAACAAATTATAGATGCGTCAACTATTGCCGTTCAAGAAATACAACAATTACATAAAAATCCAACCTACGATGGAATTGTTAAAATGGCAACAGATTCAATTAATAATTCAGGTCAATTTCTTACAAACGAAGATAAACAAGCTGCAATTACTAAAGCCATTATGGGATTAAATCCAAAAGCTACAAAAACAGAATTGCAAGCTTTTATAGCTCAAAAACAAGCTAGTATATTATCAGCTCAAGCTCAAGCTGAAAAACTTTATCCTACTGCTTATATGCAAGATACAGGGCAACAAATTAGACCTGTTGTTGGTGGTAATCCATTGTTTACAGGTCAAGAACCTACAGCTCCTGTTGGCGCACCAATCACTAAACAATTACCTACAGGCACAGAAAGAATTGTTACTGATCCAGCTGAAGCTGCAAGAATGGGTGTTCCTGTTGGAACAAAAGTTCTTATTGGCGGTGGTGGTGGCGGTCAAGGATTTGGTGGCAAACCTACACCTCCAACTGTATCAGCTATGCAACCTGGCCAAGCAGAGTCGCTTCAAAATAGAGCTAAAATTGCTAGTGAAGATTGGTCAAAAACTACACAAGATGCAACAAATGCAACTAAAAACATTGGCTTATTACAATTAGTCAAAGAATATTCAAACGCAGCTGTTACAGGCTCTCTTACAGATTCACGTCAATATCTTAATAAATTGGCTTCAACGTTTGGTATTCCAGGCGCAGATATTACATCCGCTACAGATACTGATTTATTAAATAAAGTTACAAGTATGCTAACTCAAGCTGGTGGCAATACTGACGCAGCAAGAATATTGTCCGAATCTGCTAATCCAAATAGACACATGACAGCAGAAGCAATTAAAAAAGCTGCTAATCAACTTATTGGTCAAGAAAAACTTAAACTTGTTAAGCAAGCCGTTATGCAACAATATCAAACTGATCCTGAAAAATACACTAAAGCTCTTACACAATTTAGCCAAATTTCTGATCCTAATGTATTGCAATTTAGTTCAATGTCAGTTGAAGATCAAAAAAGATTTAAGTCATCAATGACTGATTCAGAAAGAAAATCATTTTCTAAAAAACTTCATGCTTTAGAGGTATTAGATAATAAATATAAATTAGGATTAATGTAATGGGAAGATTATCAAGCCAATTTGACAGTCTATCAACTACAGACTCAACGCCTGTTATTTCTGTTACGGCTAAAGATTTAAGCAAAAAGAAACAAGTTCAAGACGAAGAAGATTTATTAGGTATATCTGATGAATCTGCTATTCAACCTGAAGATTATTTAAATATTGGTAATGAGCAACAATCATTAAAGTCAAAAGCTTTTGAAATGTTGCCTGTTGAAACAATTACACCAAATCAACCTGTAATTAAAAAATATGGTTTTGAGCCTCTCAAAGAATTTGGTCAAGGCGTTGCATCTTTAGCTGATACTGCATTTGGTGTTGTGCCAGGCGCTGTAGGCGGTTTAACTTATGCAACAGCTCGTGCTTTACAACAATCACCTGAAGAAGCAGAAAAAATAGCAGGCCGTTCAGTTGCAGCATTAGAAAATCCTGTAGGTCGGTTATTTGGTGTAACTGAAACACCAGGTTATCAAAAAGAAGCGTCTAGAAAATTATTTAATTATATTGGTGAAAATATACACAAAGGATCAGAAGTTGTTTCTAGGGAAACAGGCGTTCCTGTTCAAGACGTAGAAAACATTGCTAATTCATTAAGTTTTGCAGCTGGCCCAGCTGTAGGTAAAGGAATTGGCAAGGTTGTAAATAAAGGTGTTGGCGCTGTTGATGAGGCTATTACAGGTCAATTTGAAAGACGCAAAGCGCTTCAACCTGAAGAAGTTATTAGTGACAATGAAGCGTTACTGAAAAAAGTAGGCATACAAAATATTAGAAAATCTGCAATTGACGAAAATCCAAAAGAAGCTACATCTCAATATTTAACTTCAAAAGCAGAAAAAGGTCTTTATGGCGAAGGAATGACGCAACAACTTACTCACGAAAAAGAAGCTGTATCAGGACATTTTAATAAAATTGAAAATGAGCTTGGTGGCACAATACCAAGAACAGGCACTCAATTTGAAATAACAGACAAAATAGATGCAGGCAAACTTATTCGTGAAGCAGCCGAAGATGCTTTAAGTAAACACAATGAAAAAACAACTCAATTATATGAAACTGCAAGACTTGAGCATGGTGACAAACCTGTTGAGCTAAACAAATTAAATGAATTTTTAAAAGCTGACGAAAACTTTACTTACACTCAAGAGCAAAATTTACAAAAAGGTATTCAAAACTTTTTAAAACGTCAAGGATTGCTTGATGAAAAAGGTAATGTTAGACCGATGAATATTGCTCAATCAGAATCTTTGCGTCAGTTTATCAATAGCAAATACAACTATGAAACCAAACAGCTTGGTGGACAATTAAAAGGTTTAATTGATGAAGATGTGTTTTCTAATGTAGGCGGTGAAACATTTGAAACAGCTCGCAAACATTTTCAAGTAGGTAAAGAAATTTATGACAACCCTAAAGCAATGAGTGATTTGCTTAATGTTGAAGGAACAAATCAAAAAATACCTACAGAAAGCATTTTAAATAAAATTACTACATTGCCTGAAAGTCAATTTGGTCACATGATAAATGTTTTTAAAGAAACAGGTAAAACAGATGCGTTAAAACAAATACAAACTTCTTTAGTAAACAGAATTAAAGAAGCAGGTCAAAGCGCACAAGGTGAGCCTTGGAATGGCAGAGCTGCGGCTAAAGAAAGAGCTAAATTATCAGAAAAATTAAAAGTAGCCTTTGAAGATAGTCCTGAAATTTTACAAAATATTGATGAGGGTATTAGAGCTGGTGAGTTAGTTAGTATTGACACTAAATATCCAGGCGCAGCAGTTCAAACACAACAATTAAGAGGTAAATTAGGAACACTTGCAGTTAAAGGATCAACTGCATTAGGCGCAAAAATTGGCGGAGTTCCTGGTGCGTTAGTTGGTGAAAATATAGGCGAAAAAATATCTAGCAAGTTTTACAAAACTAAACAAGGTAAATTGCTTGAAAAAGAAATAAAATATAATAAACTTTCAGATATAGGAAAATAAAATGGCAGTCAATCTATCACCCATAGGCAACGGAGTTAGCTTTTTAGGCGTTACAGGCCTACCACTATCAGGTGGCAAGTTATATAGCTATCAAGCTGGCTCATCTACACCGTTAGCTACATACACAACTGTTAGTGGAACAATAGCTAATGCTAATCCAATTATATTAGGAACTGATGGTAGAGCGCCTAATGAGATTTGGCTAACTTTTGGATATAACTACAAATTTATTTTACAAGACTCAGCTGGCGGAACAATTGCTACTTACGATGACATCTACGGTATTTTAGGAACTATTCCTGCGGCTTCATCTACATTACCTACAGGCATGATTCTTTTATGGTCAGGTTCAATTGGTTCTATTCCTGCTGGTTATTTATTATGTGACGGAACAAACTCAACACCTGATCTTCGCAATCGTTTTATTGTTGGTGCTGGTTCTACATATTCAGTTAATCAAACAGGTGGTAGTGCAGATGCAATAGTGGTATCTCATAACCATACTGCAACTTCAACTGTTACTGATCCAGGCCACACTCATGGATTACAAAATTTAGGCTCTGCTCAAGCAGGCGATGACAATGGTGGCGCACCTATATCAGCTTCAACAGGATATTCAACAGGTAGAAGTTTATCACCAACAAATTCTGCAACAACAAGCATTACTGTTGCTACAACAACAGCCACATCAGGCACAAGTGGAACAGGTGCTAACCTTCCTCCGTATTATGCACTTTGTTACATTATGAAGAGTTAATTATGACTAAACATTCACTTACAGAAGTAGATAGCCGTTTAAGCGTTCACGAAGAAATATGCGCTTTAAGATATGAAGAAATTGGCGCAAGACTAAAGCGTTTAGAAAGTATTTTGATGGCAAGCGCAGGCGCTATCATTTTATTATTATTAAGCATAGTTTTAAAATAACGTGGATCCGATTACATTACTTGCTACGTTAGGCCCACTTGCTGTTGATTTAGGCAAGTCTTTAATTAATAAATTTATAGCACCTGATGTATTCAAACCAGCAACCATAGAACAGTATGCTCAGATGAAGCAGATTGACCTTGAGTTTTTTAAAGTAATGAATGAAGCTGGTAGTGGCAATCCTTCTTATCCTTGGGTGGAAGCTGCGGTTAGATTAATGCGCCCTATTATTGGCATTATTGTATTAGGCACATGGGCATACACAGTATTCCATGGCACAATGTCAGATGAAGTTAATAACTTTGCATCCGCAGTTGGCTTTTATTTGTTTGGTGAGCGTTCACTATTTTACGTTAAAAAGAAATGAAATTAACTCAGCACTTTACATTAGAGGAGCTTTACGCTTCTGAATATGCTGATCGCAATAACATAGACAATATGCCTAAAGATGCAACCATATTAAATAATATAAAATGGTTAGCAGATAACTTGCAAAGGATTAGAAATGTTCTTAATTATCCTATTCATGTTAATAGCGCTTATCGTAGCTTGCTTGTTAATGCAGGTATTGGAAGTAAGCCTACTTCTAGTCACGTTAAAGGATTGGCTGCGGACATTATATGTCCTGGCTTCGGTAGTCCTCGTGCTGTGGTGGATGCTATTATTTCTAGTGATATTGAGTATGACCAAGTTATTTTGGAGTATGATAGATGGTGTCATATCGGCTTTGCACCAAAAGGCGAAAAACAAAGATTACAAAAACTAATTATTGATAAGTCAGGAACTAGAAAATATGGCAACTAAAATGAAACTTGAAGAATTAAAACCTTCTATTAGACATGAAAAAAAAGAATACGTTGTTGAGCGTCAAATTAAAGAGCTAAAGCAAGAATTAAAAGCTCATATTAAAACGCCAATGTCTAAAGCACACCCTAAAAAATAGTGGATGACTTTGCTTTTGTATGTGTGGCGTTTGTCACTACTATGTGCCTTCTTTGCATTGTTAGCATACCTTTACGTTTCATTCTAGAATACGTTATTTGCTATTGGTAAATAAAAAAGGGCATTTCTGCCCTTAATTAATGGTGGATAAGTTTTTCTGAGGAACGCTATTCACCCTATTTAAAATAACTATTTATTCATTACATACATAGTTACTTCAAATCCAAATCTCATTTCTGTAGCTGCTGGAGTAGTCCACATAATATTTGTCCTTTATCTGTAACAAGCAAAATTACTTGTTACGCAAATTATGGTCTTTTTGCAAGACAAAGCCATCAAGAAAATCATTATTTATCTTTAAGTCGTTCAGATACTAAAGTGGCATAGCCAGCAATATCATCCCAATGATCTTTGTAATTAGGATTGCCATATAAGATTCTGCTTAACTTAACTAGGATCATGTGGATTGCTTCTTTCTGATCCGACTCTAAATCATTCCAAGCATTTTTGCTAATAATATCTTGAACTTTCTCAATAAAGCGTGATTTAGCCATAAAATCACCATGAGTTTCTTCACGTTCTACTAATATAGGGCTATTTCGCATTTTAAAGCCTCTTAGGGTCAAAACCGTAAATTGTGGATATTTGGTCAGCCAACTTATAAAAAGCCTTGCCATGCGCATCCCAATGCTTATAACCTTTGTTATAAAGCGCAAGGTGACACATTTCATGCAATAAAGTTTCTGAAATCGTAGAAAAATGCAAGCAACGGCCTTTTGAGATTTCTATAGTTAAATAAGGATCACAATTAAAATAACCGTAGGCGGTTGAATCATTAATTATTTTCCATTTTATTTTTCTAGCGGTGGGTAACTCGTAGCGATCAAAGGGTGGCATAAGTCTAAACGCTGAATAAAGAGCTGCAATATATTTAGCGCTTAATAATGTCATTTTTAACCTTTCCAGCTTACCCATTCTGATTTATCTGAATTTTCAAACGATACATCCACATTGACAGGCATTGAAAAAGTAATGCCATGATAAGGATGCGTTATCCATAAAGCTTGCCTTGGTGGTTCAAATCCAAAGTTATTGCTATAGGCATATTCACAATACCCTTTTAGCGATCCGTTTACAATAAGTCTTTCTAATTGTATTAATTGGTGAAAGTGACCGATTATCATAGTATCGTATTCCATATCAATTTGGGCGTTTCT